CAACATTATAATAAATTTCTACGATATATGATTGGTAAATTTAATTGGGCAAGACATCATATGCCTCGTCAATGGGATTCCCGTGGTGTAAATCATATATTCCATCGTATTTGGTCTCCAGTTCATACAGTTTGGGGACGTTATTGGAGACATTCAAATAATTTACAAAGAAATTGGCGTAGGCGTAGACATAGACGTAGAAGAAGACCAAATTTTATGAGACATTGGAGAAATGGTAGAAGATTAAGATTAAGAACTTGGAGAGGAAATTATGTCCAAATGCATAGTAATGGAAGACATGTTAAACAAGGAGGAGCAGGTACTTGGGAAATATTCTATATAAAACGATTACCTCGTTATGGACATAATTGTATAGCATTATTTGGAAGACATAAAAGATATCTTAGAGCAAGAAATAATAGAAGAACAATTGATCAATCTGGTAGAAGACCTCATTATAATTCTTATCCAATGGGATGGCAATGGGAACGTTTCTGGGTAGAACCAGTTGGTAGAGGTGAATATGCTTTAAGAACGAGACATAATACATATCTTCGTGCCCATTCAAATGGTTGGATGGATCAATCTGGATATGTAAGAAGAGGTAGAAGACTTCCTCGTAATTGGAGATGGGAAAGATTTAGACCACAGTGGATTTAATAAAAATTAAAATCGATAAAATATGTAATTATCCGAATTTTATCTGAAAACGATTATTATATCAATATTAGAAAAATGTCTTCTCGTCGCAGCTCTGCTGTTATTGCTATGGAAGTAGACTCTCTATGGCGTAAATATTTGGAAGCTTACAAGAATTATTGTTCATTTCCAATTAAGTCCTTAAATTTTGCTTTTTGGGCAAAAATTTGTGATATTCGTCGTGAACGCTATGTGAATGCTCTTGTATCCGCACCAGAAATGGTGAAGAATGTGCATGAGATATTTCGCAAGAAAGATATGACGGAAGAATCTATCAAAAAATCATGTCAAACGATTCGTCGATGGCGTAAAATAAAGATGGAAGTTAAGAAAGTTAGCAATATTCGTAAGACTATGTCTGCTGATATGAATGCTGCTTACTATGCAAATTAAATGCTTTTTATTATATTTTTTAATGCTTAATGCTTATTAATTTCTTTTCAAAAAAAAAAATTAAAAAACAAAAAAAAAAATAAAAAATCAAAAAATCAAATTTTTTAGGGACTGGTTTAATATTTCTTATTTTTTACTTAACATAAATTTCATATGGACGTTAGCAGTCATAAGTTCTTGTGCTAATAATTTAGCGGAATAAGGAACTTGTAATACAGCCATATCACTATTATCACATATTCTACAATAGTATTTATTATTTTCAAGTCTTTGTGGGAGAAGACCACAGATAGGACATACATGTAAATCAATACCATCAGAACTATCTAATGTTCTTTCATTAATAACTCCCATAGCCCCGTGTGATAAGATACAATCACGTTCCATTTCTCCGAAACGAATACCACCACCTTTACTTCTACCTTTAACAGGTTGTTTAGTTAATTTCATAACAGGACCAGATTCAGGAGTTCTACTTTGTACTTTATCATCAACCATATGTTTTAATCTTTGATAGAAAGTAGGACAAAAGAATAATTGAGTTTGTAATTTTTCTCCAGTTTGTCCATTATATAGAGTTTCATTACCATATTTTTCAAATCCTAATTCTTCAAGAACTTCACCAACATTTTCAACTTTAATTTTACTAAAGATAGTAGCATCAATAGTAGTTCCTTTAAAGCATCCAATTTTACCAAGTAAAGATTCAAGTAAATGACCTAGAGTCATTCTTGATGGAAGAGCGTGTGGATTTAATATAAGGTCAGGAACAATACCATCTTTAGTGAAAGGCATATCTTCTTGTCTATATGTAATACCACATGTACCTTTTTGTCCATGTCTAGATGCGAATTTATCTCCAATTTGAATAATTCTTTCAGTTCTAACTCTAACTTTAACGGTTTTAGTATTATTTTGATTTGTTGTTAAAACAACATCATCAATAGTGCCATATTTATCATTTTTAGTTTTTTCACTAATATCTCTTTTATTTTTAAATAAATCATTAGGATCAATATCATTAATAGATAAATTCATAGTTTTTCCAACAATAGTATCAGCACCAGTAACTCTTTCTCCAATTTTTAATAAACCATCATTATCAAGTTTTTCATATGATTTTTTAGCACAATTAATACAATTAATTATACTTGGTTTTTCAATATTTTCTCCAAAATATTCTTCAATAGAATAAGAATGAGTATAAGTTGTTCTAAATAGACCTCTATCAATAGAAGATTGGTTAAGAATAAGTGAATCTTCTTGATTATATCCAGTATAACAAGCAACAGCAACAATAAGATTTTGTCCTGCGGGAATTTTATCAAAGTTATATAATTTAAGTGATTTAGTTTGTGCCATAGGTTGTTGTGGATAGTATAATGATACAGATGTTCCATCAAATCTTTGATTAAAAGATGTGCCGTTAACACCAAGTGCTTGTTTAGCCATAGCACATTCGAAAACATTACGAGGACCAGCATTTCTATTTGGAAATGGAATAATAGAACCACATACACCTAAAATCATTGCGGGATTTATTTCACAATGTGTATAATTTAGTTTATGTAAATCATTAACATACATAGAACATAATATTTCAGTTTCTTTTTCAACATCAACATATTCAACAAGATTATTGTTAACAAGAAAAGTCCAATCAATAATATTATTTTGAAGATTAATAATATGTTGTTTGGTAATATAAAGTGATTTAGTTTTTTGATTAACAGTATATAATGGTCTAATAATTCTTCCGGAATCACAACGAATATTAATTTGATTAATTTTTTTGTTATAATCAATACAAACATCAAAGTTAATTTGTTTTTCAGTTTTCATTTTATAGAAATATGAGATAACAGAATTCGGTGTTTTAGTAATAAAATACCATCCAGAGTTAATGAATACTTTAGTGATATTATTAATTTCATTAAATGAAAGATTTTCTAAAGAATCAACAAAACCAGATTTTTTCATAATTTTGAAAATAGTTGAATTTGGTGTTTCAGTAGAAATTTCACACATTAAAGCCAGATTTTTTGTTAAACCAGATTTTGCACCTTCTGGTGTTTCAGTTGCACAGAACATACCCCATTGACTTGCTTCAAACCATCTAGGTTCAGGTTTTTTAAGATTAGGATCAATTGTATTATTAGCAGAACGTCTTAAAATAGATAATGCTGATAAATAATTAAGTCTATCATATGTTTGAGAGATACCAGCTTCATTACCTTCTGTACCTTTAATACCCCAATTACCAGTGGAAAAGGAATAATTAAAATTTTCAGTAATATATTCACCATTATTAGTTAAAGAATTAAGTAAGAATGACTGTTCTGCTTGAATTGCGAATTTAATTTTAGCATTATTTCTTATATTTATCATAAATATTTTAAAAATTTTTTCAAATAAATCTTTAATAAATGCTCCAGAAACAGTAGTTCTTTTATTAATGAAGTTATCTTTAGAACTTTGTTCTTTTCGTTTAAGTATAACTTGACATAAATGATTAACCATATACCCAAGTGTAAAAATTTTATTTTTATTATTATATTTTCCAGGTAAATAATTAAATATTATTTGATTTAAATGTTTTTTAGCATTTTCAATCATTTGTTCTTGTTTAAGATGTGGTGCTGATATTCTTTTACCAATATAATGTAAAGCAACTTCTTGAGTAGTGATATATTCTGATTCAGTTAAACTAGAAACTAATAAGTTATTGATTTCAATATCATTTTTATCATAATTAATATAATTAATGATTTGTTCATCTTCTGTTATATTTAATGCTTTAAATAATATAATTAATGGGATAGTAATACCTTTTTTGATAGTAACTCTTAATACTTTATTAGGATAAATAGGGGAATCAGAATTTGGTTGTTCATAACTAATTTTAAATGACATAGGGAATGAACCATAAGGTCCATGAATTTGATGTAAAACAAAAATTCTAAGATTTTTATTAGGGTCTTCATTACAAATCCATCTATTTTTAGCAACATTTTCTGATGCGATTAATGCTTTTTCTGCTCCATTAATAATAAAGTAACCTCCGTGATCATAAATACATTCATTCAAATTTTTTAATTCATTTTTTGATAAATTTTCAAGAACACATAAATTACTTTTTAACATAATTGGTATTTTTCCAATTAAAACTTTTTCACTATTTTTTTTTTTCAATGTTTCTTCTCCGTGAGTGATATTAATTTCAGTAATAGTTCTTGTCATATTGACATAAATATTAGCTTGATATGTTAAATTTCTTAATCTACAAATATTTGGTGTTAATTTAGTAATACTACCATCATTTTCTTTAAAATAATTGCTAGTAGTAAATACTTTACCAAATGTTAAAACCATCTTATCTTTTCTTTTATCATCATCATATTTTGAATCATATTCATTTCCAATTATTGTAATTGGGGATGTATTAGCCATAATTTGTGGAATATCTTCATTAATAAATTTATTATATGATGTTAAATGATGATTAATAAATCCTTTATTTTTAAAATATTTTTTTATAATTGTCCAACTATCTTCTTCGGAAACTTTATTACATAAATCTTCAGTTAATCCAAAATTCATAATGTATATATAATTATATAATATATAATTTTATATAAAAAATTTATGATGAGAAAATTAGTTTAAGAAAAAATCATTAAGAATATTTTGATTTGAGGTAATTATTTTAGGCCAATGTAAATTATTTCCACCATCATTATAATATCTAGATGGATTACTAGTTAATTGATTTAAAATTTCATTATATGTAATATGTGTAGTTTTTTCTCGTTTTTCTAAAAAATCTATAAAATTATAAGTGAGCCATCCACCATCACCTGTATATAATGCGCTTCTTGTATCATCAGGACCATCTTGTCTAGCAGCAGAATAATAAATATAATTAATTGGATTAGTAATTTGGTCTTGATTAATAATTCCATCACTAAAACAAGCATCAACAATTAATATTAATAAACTAGTTGAATGAATAGAGTTTATTTTATTAGTAAAAGTTGTATCTCCAATACCAAACCAACTTTCTTGTGTTCCATCACTTTCAGAACTAGAAGAACTTTGAGTTCCATGCCCACAATACGATAAAACACCTAATGTATTTGGTTGTTGCATTTTAGTAATAAATTCATCAAGAGAAGGTGATGGATTTGATCTAATAGTTTTAGTATCACTAAAGTTATGCTCTGTTGTTAATAATGTTTTTAAACGATCAGATATATTATGATGATTTGTTAAGTTTAATCCCCACATACTAATTGGCCCATCAAAAAAATATGCTACTTTATTTTGATATGTTTTTTTTATACGAAGTTTAGATTTATTATTGCCAAGATAAGCACGAGTTTGCCCGTTAATATTAACAAGAATAGCATTATTTAAACCAAGACATCTTGTTCTAGTAATTGTTCCTTGTTTTTTATCCACTGTTTCTACAGTATCATTGATTGAGAAAGACATTTAAGTTATACTCTTATAGTAATAAAATATTTTAATATAAAGAAGACTGGAATTCGTGTTATAAAAGAAGGACTGGTTTTTAAATTTTTTTTTAAATTTTTATAAGTCTTAAATTTTTATAAGTCTAATTATTATCAACAAATGAATAAATAACATGAGAAAGTTCAGTATTTCTTAAAGCATCAATTTGGATATTTGTTCGTTCATATGTATCAGTTAATCGAAAATGATTAATAATCATATTTGTGAAAATTCTTTCACCAACTTCTTCAAAAGTGGGAACACCCAAATTCGGAACAAGGTAGCGACAAATATATCCAGTGGATTTGCTAATCCAATCAATCATTACTTTAAATTGGAATTTCTCTTTCTGATAATTACCAATTCCATAAATATCAAGTCTTTGTTTGAGTTCTTTAGCATTCTGTTGAATAATATTATTACAAATGTTATAACACCATTCAGATTGACCGTCTTCACGGCTTTTAGCACATAGTTCAAATGTTAAATTATAAATACCCATAACCAAAGGTTTGGAAATCATAATATTATCACATTGATAAAGAACACTTTTTGCGAATGCGTGTTTTAAAAATTCATTATCGCCTTGCTTTAAATAAAGTTCAGACCAATTAATTTTTAAATTTTTATCTTCTTTATATCTCAATGCTTCTTCAATACGAGGATAATGACTATTCATTCTACGTTTATATGCTGCGTTAATTAAACCATATCTATTAACGATTTTTTCCATTTCCTTTGAAGTTTCCTTCATATGTACCAAATCTTCCAAATTAAGAAATGAGAAAGCATGCGATAATGAATCGTGGGAGATTTTAGAAAATGAATTGTTATGTTTCATTCTTTTTTTCATTATAAATTAATGTAATGTTTTTGTTAGAATATTAATATTTAAATAAATACGATATTTTTCAATTTTAATTTTGGAAAAATAAAACTTATACAGGACTGTATTTTATATAAATTAAAATACATGCCAATCTGCTGGATCAATAGAACCCCACGAATCTTCATCTGTATGATTAGAAATTTCATCATGTAACATCATTTCAAAATCATAATCATACATTTTAACATGTTTATCACGACGATATCGAAATTCAACATGTTCTTCGAAAGTCGAAGGATCTACATTATGTCTATAAAGATATGAATTCTTAAAATGTAGCCATTTTTCCATATCCATAGATACATCATCTTGAATTAAATTAGCATCATTATAAGTAATATATTCAGTATAATGATATTGAATATGATGTTTAAAATATGTAGAAATACGTTCATATTTATCCCATAATTTTAAATCATTAACATAACTCATAATAATATTATTAATATCAGTGATTTTTGTAATATTCATTAATATTTAATTGAATAGTTATAATAAAAATCAATTTTAAAATTAAAATCGATTATAACGAAACTTAATCAATAATTATTTAAAATTGTATATAAAAAATAATGGATTTAGCAAAAGGACGAAAATTACTTTTACAACGGATTGCTCCAGAAGAAGAATTAACAATCAATGTCTTGAATGAAGATGAAGTTATGTTACTTTTATCTGAAGTATACCAAGAACGTATTACTGGCCCAGAGATTCAATTTTATAAAATAAGAAGACTAAAACCTATTTTTTCAAAAAAGAAAAAAAAGGGAAAGAAAAGTAAAGTTGAACAACAATTAGAAAGTGAAGTAAAATATTTGAAAAGTGAATTACAAGAAATTAAAAATTTACTTAAATCAAAACCGATTAAACAATCAGTAAATTCACATAATAGTATAAAAACAGTTGAAGGATGTCCGATTAAACAAACAGTTAATTCATATAGTGGTATCAAAACAGTTGAACAACTACGAAAAGATAAATTGAAGGATATTTTAACTCGTGATGTTCATAAATATGCGGATACAGAAGTGGCTTTTATGTTATCAAGTGTATATAATAAAAATTTATCAGAAGATGATAAATTTATGTTAAAACTAAAATAAATATATAAAGTCCAGTCCCTGATATAAAATTAAATTTTAAAGTGTATAAACTTTTTCAAAAATATCATCATAAGCACCTTCAATAATCATATTAACAATATCAGCATTTTGATAATTAGTATATTTAGCAATTTCAAGTGACATTTTAGTTTTCCATTTTTTAAGAAGACTATTAATACTTTGTCCGTCACTATTAACTTCTTTTCTAATTGCATCAAAATGTTTAGCAAGTGATGGTAGTGTTAAAAGTTGATAGACAATATGATATTTCTTTTCATTAAGAAATAGAATAATAATGTTATTATTATCATCTTGATTATCAACAATTGTATGAAGTTCAATCCCATATTCCTCATAGTATTGAAGAATACGGATAATCTCATTATCAGTAAGACAATCAAAATGGTCAAATATACTCAAAACGAGAGTATTAATTTGTTCATCATTTCCTTCTAAATCATCATCAAAAATAATATGATCTCTAATTGCTATATAATAGTCAAATAATTCACAATTACCTTGTGTTTCATCATATTCATTAATTCGTTCCATAGTTGTTTCAAACATCATTTCTTGATATTCTGAAAGGTCAGGAAGCATATCAGCATCCCGTAACAGTTCATTATATTCTGATGTTCCAATAGTATAAGACATATTAAGTCCGTAAATTGTTGTCATATATTAGTTGAATAGTTGTTAGTTAATTCGATTTTAAAATCTATTTAATATATAATGACCGACCGTTTTATTTTAATAGTTGATAATACAAAAAATTTAAAAAAGGCATTTATGACTCCAAAATTGATAAAATGTTTAAAGGATAAAGGTGTTAAGTATAAAATTTTGTCTGAAAGAGTTGATTTATATAATATATTACGTAATGATTTAGGTAATATTTTTGGTATAATTTTAAGTGGTGGCCCATTATGTTTAAGTGAATCATTGGAAATTGATTCAATTAATAAAAATATTGCTATGTTAACTCAGTTAAAGGATATACCAATATTGGGAATATGTTTTGGTTTTCAAGTGATGGCTGCTTGTTATGGTGGTAAAATAATTTCAATGAAAAGAGAAGATACAGGTAAAGTAGTAATATATACAAAAAAGAAGTCAAAATTATTTGATGGTTTAGGAAAAGATTTTATAGCTTATCAGTCTCATAAAGATAAAGTAAGAGAAGTCCCTCCAAAATTTAAAGTAACAGCAAAATCAAGTAATGGTATAATTCAGGGGATTGAGAATATAGAATTAAAAAGATATGGATGTCAATTTCATCCAGAAGGATTATTACAAACAAATATAATAATATTTAATTTTATTGATATTTGTTTAAATAATAAATAATTTAAATATTTGTAAATATAAGAAAAGTATATGCCAACTCAACACCAAATTACCAATGTATGTTTAGCAGTAGCAACTGCAACATTTATGTATTTTACTTATCTCTATAAAAGAGATGTAGATATCAAAGTAAAAATGTTTAGTAATTATGATGTTACTAATAATGATGAACTAGAAACTCTTGAAATGCCTTTTCATGTAGAACTTTCATCAGATGAAGAAGAAATATTAAATAAAAATAATTAAAGAGTTCCATTTTGAATTCTAGTTTTAATTCTATTAAGAATTTCAGATGTAGAAATTCCTTTAGTATAACTAACAGTTTTAAATTTACCTAATTCCATAGGTGCTTTATACCAATGATTTAAACTTTCTTGTGACATATCATCAGCGTGTACAACAAGGTCAATATTATGTTTATGAATAAATTCTTTAGTAATAGGGCAAGGTGGATTTTTGATAATTCCATCAACAAATTTAATAGAAGAAATCATATTAGCCCTTTCATCGATATTTAATATAGGTTTTCTTTTATATGATTCTACTAGTTCATCACTACATACACCAACAAGTAGATGAGTTCCCATATTTTTACAATTTTCAAATAATTTGACATGCCCATAATGAAGTAAATCACCTACAATATCAGCATAAACTATAATTTTATCTGTAGTCATTTTTATATAATTATATAAATATAATTATAACAAATATAATTATAATTATAACTTATAAAATGTATACTTTTGTTTTAAATAAATATTTTTTAATAGGTGCTTCTTTAAGCATAACATATATGATTGGGATAATAAATAATTATAAAGAAAATCCGCATTTAGTAAAACATGATATTCAAAGGGGAATTCTAAAATAAAATTGAAATTTGTAATATATACCTAAATAAAAATAATTAAAATATTAATTATAATATGAATTATAATATGGATTATTTATGGTGTGGAAGAAAAAGAAAGGAATGTTCTATAACAGATGTAATATTTTTGGAAGATTTACTTAATATGCCTCCCGAAAATATTACAACTGAACAATATATCAAAATTATAAATATTTTAGAAAAAAAAATGGAAGATAAATCTTTAACTCAAAGTACAATTAGATTAATTTCAAATTTAGCAATAATAGAGGAAACAATTTCCACATTGATTGATAATAATGTGATTAGAATTTTGGTAAGATGTATGAAAGAACATGAAGATAATTGGATCATTCAATGGGTGGGTGCTTCAGCTTTATGGAATTTATGCCGTAATGAGACCGCTCGTACATATATGAAAAACCATATGTCTTATTTAGTAAAAATGTTAAAATTACATAAGAAACATTTAAAAGTAACACATACAGTATTTGGTTGTTTATCAAATTGTGCTTTAAATACAGTAAATTTAAAAAAATTATCTGAAATAAAAATTTTTGATATAATTGGTGAAGTAATAAATGATTTAGATGATAAAGATATTTCAATAAATAGATCAATATTAAGTGTATGTGGTGCTTTAATCGCAAATTCATCAGTTAGTAGTGAAATTGATTATAGATTTTTAGATTCAGATGTTCTTTTTAGATATATAAATAGATTAAAATTAGTTGATATTGAATTTTTAATATTAGAAGATTCTTCATTGTTAAAACATTCATTAGCGGCAATACATAATATATCAACTTGTAATAAGTTTCATGAAGAGTTTACAAAATCGAGTGGTTATGAATATTTTTATAAAATCTATTCAGTTTTAGAAAAGAAGGAAGAACGTTCAGATGATCATAATGAAGCAATGGAATATATTGATGGGATGTTAAATCTTTATTTACCAAGAACATTAAGACCATTCAGAACAAATAATATCACAACTTCATTACATATATGTTGTGATTATAATTATCACAAAATATTATTGAAATTATTATATGAAGAACATGCTAATTTATACAGTATTGATAGAAGAGGAGATACAATTTTACATAAATCAGTTCGCAGACAAAAGTTTGGAATAATCACTTTTTTATGTGCGATTGGTTTTAATTTAGATTTAAAAAATAATGAAGGTGAAACTATATTTGATTTAATAGAGAATATACGAAATGAAGAAACAAAAGAATTAATTGAAACAGCAATAGAATTAGGTGTAAATTATTACGTAAATTATAGGTCAAATTTTGCGGATTTTTTTCTGAATTACGACTTATTATACCCAACAGATTTAATAAAATATATATTTAAATATGTGAATATATATCAAATACAATATTTAAAGATTTATAATTAATATAAATTATAATAATGGTTGTTTATACTTATTTAATGGGTGGTTTAGGAAACCAAATGTTTCAGATCGCTACAGGATTATCACATGGAATTGATAATAATGATAGTAAGATTTATTTTTCCGAGAAAACAAATTTAGGAATTACCGCAACACAACGTAAAGATTATAATGATACAATATTTGAATATTTACCTCGATTAAAAGAACCAACGCATATGCGTATTTATTCGGAAAGAGGTTTTGAATATAAAAAATTGCCTTATGAGAAAGAAATGAGAATGCGAGGATATTTTCAATCCGAAAAATACTTCAAAAATAATAAAGATTCAGTTATAAAATTTTTCAAAACATGTTTATTAAGACAAGATATAAAAAATTTAGTAAATGAAAATTTAGAAAAATTTAGTAATTCCAGTCCTAAAACAATATCAGTTCATATTAGAAGAGGTGATTATGTAAATTTACAACATGTTCATCCTGTCCAAAGTGAAAAATATTATGAAAGTGCTTTAATTGCGATTTCTAATAAATTAGTTATTCCATATAAAAAATTAATAGAGGATTATAAATTGGTAATTTTTTCAGATGATATTGCTTGGTGTAAGAATAGTAATCTTTTTAGTAAATTTAATTGTCATTTTGTAGAAGGGAATGAAGATTATATCGATATGTATGTAATGTCAATGTGTAAGCATCATATTATTGCGAATAGTTCATTTAGTTGGTGGGGTGCCTATTTAAATGAATCTGATGATAAAATAGTAGTTGCTCCTAAATTATGGTTTGGTCCTCATGGTCCAAAAACTTGGAATTCAGTTTATTGTACCAAATGGATAGTTGTATAAAAAATAAAATAATCTTTAATATTATTAAAGAATGTGTGGAATTTGTGCGTATATAGGAACAAAAATGGCATTTGGTATATTATATCAAGGGTTACAAATTTTACAGAATCGTGGATATGATTCTGCTGGTATTTGTACTATTTTAGAGAATGAATTTATTCTTAGTAAGTATGCGACATCTCCAGAAAATAGTGCTTTAAATATATTAAATATGGATAAACATAAACATAAAGGAACAATTGGTATTTCACATACTCGTTGGGCAACACATGGACCAAAAACTAAGATAAATGCTCATCCTCATCATGATATTAATAATAAAATTTCAGTAGTTCACAATGGTATTATTGAAAATTATAAAGAGATTTATGATAAATTAATAAAAAAGGGTTATCAATTTAGATCAGAAACAGATACAGAGGTAGTATCAAATTTAATAAGTAGTTTATTAGATGATGGTTTAGATATGTATGATGCTATAAATAATGCGACTCAAATTTTAGAAGGAACTTGGGCTTTAGTAATAGTAAATAAAAGTGAGCCAAATCGTTTATACTTAGCAAAAAATGGTAGTCCATTATTAGTAGGTTTTGGTGTTCATAATGATTTTGCGATAATAGCATCTGAACAGAGTGTTTTTTCGAATTATGTAAATAGATATATTTCATTAGATGATAAAGAAATAATGGTAATTGTTAGAGAAGAAAATATAATAAAACAATTAAATCCAGAGAATAAAGAAACAGAAGAACTTCAATTATCTGAACATCAATTAAGAAAAACAATTTCTGAATATATATCTTTATCACCAGAACCATATCCATATTGGACTATCAAAGAAATTTATGAACAACCACATAGTATAATAAATGCTTATAATAGTGGTGGACGTTTAGATGGTAATAATAAAGTTAAATTGGGTGGTTTAGATAGTAAATCAGAGTTATTATTAAATATAAAAAATTTAATTATTTTAGGTTGTGGTACATCTTTAAATGCTGGACATGTAGGTGCTCGTTTTATGAGAAAATTACGATGTTTTAAAACAGTACAAGTAATTGATGCTTCAGAATTTGAACAATTTTATATACCAGAAAATTCTACAGATTTTGGTATATTATGTTTATCTCAATCGGGTGAAACAAAAGATGTAAGTATGGCGATAGATCTTTGTAAAGAAAGAGGAATAACCATATTTTCAGTAGTTAATGTTGTAGGTAGTTGTATATCACATAAATCAGATTGTGGTGTATATTTAAATTCAGGTCGTGAAGTAGGTGTAGCTGCAACAAAATCATTTACATCTCAATGTTTAGTATTATCATTAATAGCAATTTGGTTTTCTCAAAATAGGAATACATCTTTAAATTCAAGAATGGAAATGATAAGAGATATAAGAAATATTCATATGAATATGAGTGCGGTTTTTAATCAATATCATAAATGTAAAGAAATATGTACTAAATTAAAAGATGCTAAATCAATATTCATTTTAGGAACTAAAGAAACAGAAGCAATTGCGAGAGAAGGAGCATTAAAAATAAAAGAATTATCTTATATTCATGCTGAAGGATATCCAACATCTGCTTTAAAACATGGAACTTTTGCTTTAATTGATGAAGGAACTCCAATCATATTTTTAAAAATGGGTGATTCATCAAGAATAGAAATTTCTGCCGCTCAAACAATTTGTAGAGGATCTTTAAATATTTTAATAACAGATAATGATGATTATAATAATGATAATTATCATCATATAATAAAAATACCAAGAAATGATTCTTATTCTTCAATAATATCTATAATCCCATTACAATTAATCGCATATTGTCTAACAATTTTACGTGGTTATGAACCAGATAAACCAAAGAATTTAGCAAAAACAGTAACAACTTTATAAATTAAAATTGATTTAGTATTAGTTTATAACAATTTATACAAAATTTTTGAAATAACATGATGAATATTATTATACATACTACAAAAAAATTATTTATTACAGTTCTAATCTTGGGTGTCGGTTATCAAATGTGGCATACAGGGCTTTTGCTAACAACAGATGATAGTGAATGCTGTCCCTGTATGCAATTAAAAATGTTTGGTGCGACATTAGATAAAACATCGTGTTGTGATTGTCCGAATGGATTTCATTTACATTTTTTTGTAAAAGATATGATAATTGAATCACTTTATGATTTTAGTTGGTTAATTGTTGTATTAGTATCAATTGGAACAGTATTATATTCTAGTTGGAAGTTAATCAGTTATTCAACACAAAGTAATTGGCATTTTGTAAATGTCATTCTTTTTGTAATAATTGTATCTTATATGTCAATTAATGAAAAAGATGGAGGTTTAACGAAATTATTAGGAAAAAATACGATGTATTCAGTATGTAATTTTAAGTGTACTCTTTATGATAGTAAAAAAACAACAGCAACCTGTTATAGTCATTGTATTGATGATTATATGAATAGTGATTATTTACGTTTAGTCGGAAAATCAAGGATGACTGTAACAGAGATGTATCAGTATGTTGGAAGAGTTTGTGAATATGCTGAAAATGTTTCAGAATATGCTCAAACACAATATAATGCAACAACAGAAATGTTTTCTTCAGTGTATGAATATATTATGTCAAATTATGTTATGAATGGGACAGATACAAATAAAACAGAAAGTTAATAATTTATACTATATTAAAGAATGGACTGGAAATTATTTTTTTTTGCTATATTTCAGTGAATGTGAATAAATAAAATTTAATAATGAGTTAAGTTCAGGACTACTACCATGTTTAGAATTATTTGAACAATAATATATCGGATCGCCTTTTCTAGTGCCGCAATTATCTTCATTACAAAATGGACATTTTTCTAATTTACGATTTCTCCATTTATATAAACATTGATAACATAAATTGCCATTTGTACAAAAGTTAGTATAACATACAACGCAAAATTTAGAAAGTTTATAGCATTTATAACATAATGAATCAGAATCATTTTTAATAAAAACATTTTGCCTTTCTCTAATAAGACATTTTTGACAATATCCATTTTTAAACTTACTTCCTTTCATATTATAACATTATTATAATAAGGATAATAATTTAATAAATTATACTTAAATTTATAATTATAATTTAATTAAATAATGAAGGTATTACATTTAGGATTTCATAAAGGATTATTTAATGATTTTCAATATGTATCTGAACAATTAGGGTTAGATACAGAACATTTAAAATTCACAGATGGTGAGACAAGTGGTGGTGCTATTTATAATATTGATCACAATCTTGCGAAAAGGGCTTGGAATAAATATAAAGATTTTTATCATAGTTTTGATTTAATAGTTGTATCAGATACTTGTCCAATATCTAGAGTATTTCTTCAAAATAAATATAAAGGAAAACTAATTATATGGATATGTAATCGTATGGATTATTCTGATAAAGCAACAAATACGACAGATTTTCCAGATGATGAATATTATAATTTATTAAGAGATACTAAATATATGGATAATGTCCAAGTATTTTCGTATACAAAATTTGAAAATATATATGCTATAAGTAAATCAGTTAATATCGGTAAAAAAATTATAAAACCATGTGGTTTTATATCAAAAAAATTTAGTAAAGATAAATTATCATTTAAAGGAAAATATAAAATTCCCCAAACAGTAAATAAAAGTGAAATGTTTTTTGTCCCTCCATATCACAATGATACAATAATGATAGATTTACCAGCAGTTTTGAGAATTAATAATATAAAAAATTATTGTGGAAAATATGATGGTCCAAGTGATTTAGTTGATTTTAAGGGTATAATACATATACCTTATGCTTGGTCGAATTTATCCTTATTTGAGGCAATTCAATTAGGGATTATATATTTTATACCCAGTCTAAATTTTATTAAAGAATTATCAGTCAGAAATAGTAATTTTTTTTGGAGTCCACCTTATTTAAAGGATTATTTAAATAAATCAGAGTGGTATTGTGAAGAACATCGAGATATTTTTGTATTTTTTAATTCTTGGGCAGATTTAAAAAATAAAGTTTTAACAACAAATTATGAAAATAAGAAAAAGTATATATTAGAATTTGGGAAGGAACATAATAATGAGATGTTAGAACTTTGGAAGAATGCTTTAAATAATTAAATATTTAATAAAAATAGTATAAGTATATTGATAGTAATTTATATATCAAATATGGCTACAAACGATTTTATAATACGTCAATTAAGAATAAGTGATTATGATAAAGGTTATTTGACTATATTATCCGAGTTAACAACCGTTGGTAATATAACCAAAGAAGAATTCATCAAACGATTTAACGAGATGCCAAAAAATCATATGATTTATGTAATAGAAAATTTGAACACGTGTTGCTTAATGGGAGCAGGTACTTTATTAATAGAAATGAAATTCATTCATAACTGTTCAAAGGTAGGACATATAGAAGATATAGTAATTAGTAGAAAGTATAGAAAACGAGGTTTAGGTAAAGCAATAGTTCAACATTTAATGAAATTATCAGAAGCATTTGGTTGTTACAAATGTATTTTAAATTGTGGTAGAGATAAGGTCGGTTTTTATATAAAGAATTCATTTAAGGAAACAGGCGTTGAAATGGCAATTTACCACGAATAAAATTAAAATTGATTTAAAGATAATTTAATTAAAATAACAAAGAATTTAAATAATAATGATGAATTTTAGTAAAACACTTGCTTCTAGATTTCGTCCTCAACGATTTTTATCTAGAGGATATACATCTTATGACTGTGATTTATATATGGGACAACTTGATGGATTTATGGATAAGAAACCAGTAAAGATCCTCAGTACTCGTATCGCCAAACCAGGTCGTGAATTTAATGTTAAGAAATATTTAGGAGATTTGAATAAAAAGGTAAAAAATTATGAAGGATTTGAAAATGCGGAATCTTATTGGGTTCCAATGACACAAAATAGTTTAGTTGCTTATCAAAGTCGAAGAATGATTACAATTTCATCTTGGGAAAGTAGAGCTGCTTGGAATAAATGGCTTAAATCAGAATGTCGTAAAAAGTCAAATAAGAAATTTGAAGAGGCAATTGAGTCCGAAGAGCATATGACATTAGAATATATTCCCCCTCCTCCAATTTTCCTTCTTTAAATTAATAATAATGATAAAAAATAAGGACTGGAAATTTTATATTTTATTATTTTTCATTATTTATAATGAACCGATATAACGGTCAAAATTTCTATTTTAATTTTATTAAATATCAATATTAAAATCATAAATCATAGGATGTCGTGCTAATTTTATTTTGTAAATTTGTTCAAAACATTCCATGAAATAATTGCTTCCAATATCACTTGACTTTTTTTCCACCTTCTCAAATATATCTTCATATAATTCTTCTTTTGCTAATTTAAGAAAATTGCTATCTTTAATTCTATTCCACCATTTTTTAACAACTGTATCTTGTTTATCCATATATTCAAAAGGACAAGGTAGAGATTTATGATATATAGCATTAAGTTCTTTAGCAGAAAACGTATTTCCTTCATGTTGCATTACATTATCGTAAATGTTGTCATAAAAATCACATAAAAACATTGTATTATCTTCTAATTTTCCATTATAAGAAAATACAATATTCATAATATCATTAATTAAAACCATTTTATTGATTAATTAAATATAATTGTATTCGATTTTAATTTGGTTTAATTTGATTTGATTTAAATTGTAAAAATTTTATATTTGAATAAATTATAATTAAGATATGCCAGATTATAATAATTTACGAAAAGCAAGAGCAACAATAATAGAAATGTTAAATGATAGAGGATTTAGTGTTTCCAAATTTATGAAAGAAGATTATGTAAATATTTCATTAGATGAAATAGAGAAACAATATAAAGCAGATAATATTAATTTAAATATTGAAAGTGCTAATACTATTTTTTGGGATGATAAAGTTAATCTCTCGAAAATCGGAAAAATAATAAAAAATATAAAAAAAAAGGATCCAATATTAGTAATTTTAGTTTTTAGAGATGAATTAACAACTTCTCAAATAGCAAATATAAAACAAGAATTTGGTGATATTGAATTTAATATTTTTAAAATAAATGAATTATTATTTAATATAACCAAACATCATATGGTTCCACAACATGTTTTATTAAATGAAACAGAAACAAAATTAATTTATTCTACATATGGTTTAAATTTACCATTAATCAGTAATACAGATGTAGTTTGTCGTTATTATGGTGGTAAAAATGATCAGATTTTTAAAATCATCAGACCAAATAATATCTATTATCGTAAAATAGCAACAATTATATAATATATCTAATTAATAATATCAAAATATTAAATTAAAATTGAAATTTTAATTTAATAAAATAAAACTATTTAAATAATTCAACATATATTAATACATTAAAAAATGGCAGAAAATACAAAAAAATATGCGATTGGTATTGATCTAGGCACAACTAATAG